CTGCAGCGTTACCCTCAGTAATGCCTTTCTTTTTAAGCTCGTCTAACAAAGTTCCTTTAGACCACTTATCGCCTGTTTTTGTAATATCTTGAGCTAAGTATCCCTCTTGAGCTGTTATGCTCCAAGGATCCAGATGACGTTTGGCTGCGTAGGCTCTTAATTCATCCCAACGACCGTTATGCCATTGCGCTATTCCGTAAGAGGTATATTTACCTGTCTTAGGATCTTTATCACCTTCGGCGCGGGTGTCTAGACCAGATTCAACCATAAGGTTACCGACAACACCAGTAGCGGCATCTGCGCTAATTCCTAAAGTCTTCATTAGATATTGTTGAATCTCTTGGGCAGACCCACCAGTAGACTTTACTTTTCCAACGCCGTCGTTTCTATTTAGTCCTGGTAGTTTATGGTTAGGGATAATCTGACCGTCTACTTGCGGTATGAATAATTCTGGACCTTCTTCACCTACAATGTAAGGGGTTCTGTTATTACCCACAGGTCCTCTACTAACAACTGGTCCGCCTTCAGCGTTTCCAAACAAGTTAAGTAATTTACTAAAAATTCCCCCAAGTGTTCCCAATGGACCACCAAGTAGTCCTTGGTTAAGCCCGTTTACGGCTCCAATACCACCAGTTACTTTATCGATGCCACTAACAAATTTGTCTACGGCGTTATTAAATTTAGTGCTGGCATCATAGCCACCAGATATTTGGGAGGACTGATCTACTGTTAAATCTGTTTGAGTAGCAGTTTGACGACCAATGTCCGCAGCAGTTTGGGATTGAATACCAGCTTTTACTAATTGCTTTGTTGTTAAAGAACTAAGCTCTGCTCCGCCAAATTGAGCTTTGGCAAGCAACATGTTTCCAACCATTTGAATCATGGCTGTGTCTCCATTAAAAAGACCACTCAACATGTTGTAAATACCATTACCAGGCATTAAAGATATTTGGATATCTTTTTTAGTAGGGGTGCTGTGCCCTTGTTGTTTTAAGAAGTTCCAGATCTTGTCAACAACTTGATCTAAAGGGAGTAGCGATCCGTCTGGGCCACGAAGTTGAATACCGATAACGCGAGCCATGTTGACAGTAGAAGGCGCGTTTAAGGTCTGACCAATAGCTTGGGTAGCCCCTGTGATACCAATACCCGGGGTAAATCGAGAACCTTGAGCCGCCCCCTGCATTACATCACTAAAGTTAGTTGCTCCGCTAAGACCTAAGTCATTAGCTGTAGCCAAAGCGTTAGTTGTGTCCATAGCATCTGTGGCTAGGCCATTGTGAGCTAAAGATTTTTGAAGCGCTTTTACATTTGCTGATTGTTGCTGTAAAGGCACATTAAATCCACCTTGACCGTAAAAAGCAGACCTTACTGTAAGTAAGTCTTGCATAACAGCGTTAGGCACGCTAGGCATAAGCTTGCTGGCTTCTAAGCCAGAGCTGATTGCAGAAGAAGCACTTACATACTTTTGAAATCCTTCATTGACTGCGGCAACTCGGTTTCTATCTTGGTTCCCTCCGCCACCACTTCCACCACTGCCAGTATTGGCGTCGCTAGTAGGAGGTGGGGGAGGGAGCGCCGCTCTTCCATTGCTAGCGACCACATTGTTGTTTACGCCTGAGCCACCTTGTCCTGAACCTGAAGGGGCTTCTACTTTTGGGATCTTTACAGAGTTAAGGGACTTAACCAGTTTGTCTACAGCTGGCTGTAAAGTGCCTGTGATCGAACTCGCTAGACCAAGAATGTCTCGTTTGATATTAGTAATGCTAAGAGAGATCTTTCCCCCGCCACCAAGGTTTAAGCCAACTTTGCTGTCATCCATTGGTCTAATACCTCCTATTCTTTCTAGCGCGTTCGATCCAGTTTAATCTTTCTCTAGCGGACATATTTTTTATATCCGCTAAAGTCCACCCAGTAAAAACTCTTGTTAAGAACTCATACTGGTCTAACAAATGCTCGTAATCTTCTTCTCTATATACGAAACAAATCGACAAGACTTAGTGGGAGTGCGATCTTTTCTCCACATGCCTTGCAAGTCTTAACCACCTCCCCGAGGCGTGGGCCTGGGTTTCTAGCTAAAATCTCATCAATTAACTTTGAGCGGTCTCCGATACCTAAAGATAGGACGGTGTAGGCTCCTACGGAAGGTTCTCCATTTACTGATAGAACACAGCCTGTCAACAACAAGGTATTGATCTCAGCTGCCGTCTTATCCGCATTTTCTAAGAGTTTCTTTTGGGTTAATCCAGTAGGAAGAGTTATGGTTACATAACCTTTCTTAGTTTCTACGTTCCATGTTCTATCCGCAGTTGGGTCTTCTAATTTACGAACTGGAACATCGTCTACCAAGTGAACCGTTGTAACTTGCTCTGTAGCGCAACTCTGACAAGTAATCTGGAAGTCAATAGTTTCCCCAAAGGTAATCTTTCTAATACCAATAAGGATTGCATCTCTATCACCAGCAAGAAGCTTGTCTAAATCGTCTGTTGTAGCCTCTCTACCGCCTACTCTTACTAAACCACGTTGTAAAAGTACGTTTAGAGCTTTACCTGTTGTAGAAGCTTTAGCGATTGCTTCCTCATCTACACCGGTAAGTTCTCGAACTTCAACAGTTCTAATAACGTCTCCTCTTTCCACAAGTCCCCCGGGAAGAGAAACTTCTGAGCCTAGCGGAGCCCGAGTACTTACTTTTTCCTCGGGTTCCGCAGCAGCATGTTGAGCGAACTTATTAATTAGGTCTTGGTCGTTAATTATTTCTGCCACTTATTATTCTCCTAAAAGTAGATCAGTTAGTTAATTGTATAGTATTAGTTACCTCGTGCTGAAGTTCCAGATAGAGGGCTTGGAGACGAAAGGTTTCCAGGAACGGATGTTCCAGTAGGTTGTGAGGTAGTTCCTACAGGAGCACCAGTAGAGCCAGTAAACGAGATGTTAATTCCTTCGTGAACAAGTTGCATGGTCTCGAACATAAGAGCGCCGTTAGTAGCATCCAAATCTGTGTAGCTTAGGTTTGTAATCCAAGCGTTAAAGATTGAGAACTTCATTGCAGCAAACTCGTTTGGAACGTTTGTATTTGGGTGGTTATTAACAGTAATGTCGATGTTTACTCGAAAACCTCCTCCACCACTGTTAAGACCATTTCCAGCAGAGGCTGAGAACAATCCGCGCATCCATGTAATTGCTTGATCGTTTCCATAGATTGCCCCGCGAGTGAAGGTCAAAGGTTGGAAGGTGGTCATGCCAGGAATCTGGTGAACAGTGGTGTTCATTCCGCCTTCGCGGTAAGGGATGTTCTGGGTTGCGATAGACAATCCAGAGATTGTAGAGAATCCGCCTACCCAACCAGTGGAAACACCGCTTACAGAAGAGGTTCCGTTGCTGTTTCCAATTCTCTGATCAAACAATGCTGTATCAGTAGATGGGATGCTAAAGACAGCCTTGAACCTAAACGTACGTAAAGGATCTGTGGCCAGACTTGAGTTATAGGCGTTTAGTGTGCTAGTTGCCATTATTTATTTTCCTCCTTAGGAAACAGTGACAACGGTTCCACCGCTGTACTGGCCGATGTTGAGAACAATGAACTCGGCTGGACGTTGCAGAGCAACACCAACTTGGATATTCACAAATCCATTGTCGATTGTTGTTGGGGTGTTGTTTGTGCTATCACAGACTACGAAGAAAGCCGCAGAAGGTGTAGCTCCAACGAGACCACCTCTAGACCAGAAACCAGTCAAGAAGGCGGTGATAGAGTTGTTAATCTGGTTCCAGAGAACCTGATCGTTTGGCTCAAAGATAGCGAATTGAGTGAGGTCACGAAGAGCCTTCTCAATGTAAGTAAGGGTACGGCGGACTGGTACATAACGATCTACATAACCAGACTTGAGGGTACGAGCACCCATTACAACGATTCCAGAACCTGCAATGTAACGAATTGCGTTAACTGGTGGGACTGAGCTGTTCAATAGATCCAAGTTAGCGTTAGATAGAGGAGCAACTGCTACAGCACCGGCAATACGGGTTTGAAGACCAGCTGGAGCCTTGAAGACACCGCGTGATGCATCAGTAGCTCCATAGAGACCAGCAACCGCTGCGCCTGCGCCTACTACGAGGGTTTGACCCTTTGATGATCCAACAGTAACTGTTGGGTCAGCGATAGTAAGAGATGGGTAGTACACAGCAGCTTGTGAAGTTGTTGTATAGGTAGCTGCTTGGGTTAGCTGAGTCGCTACTGTAGACGTGTAGTTGTCTGTAATAGTTTGCTGACCAGTTTGAGCTGGGTAAGCGTCAATTACTACGAAGACGTCGTTCAAGCGGGTTGATCCTGTAGCGTAAGCGATCGCTCCATTAACAGTCGCTGAGTCTGTGGCTCCAGGGATGTTCAAAGTCAAAGACTGTGGGATTACGTCGTAAAGGCTTAGAGCTGTTGAGTAGATGCTTGCTGTTCCAGAAGATGGAGCAGCTGTCGCAGCGTCTGAACCACTTGACAGAGCTTGGTTAGTAAGAGGTGTGCCATAAAGACCAGCACCGCTAGGGTTACGGGTAATACCTGTTGCAGTAGACCCAAGGTCTGTTGCTGTGATGTAAATAGAACCTTGGTTGATTACTGTAGGAGCGTAACGAGAATCAGATGCTGTCATAGACAATGAAGACCATTGTTCTACGATGTTTGCAGCGTTGCTTCCGTTGTAGTAAACAGTAAGGTCGAAGTAGTTACCTTGAGCGGTTGCGCTAGCAGTAGCGGTAGTAACAGCTGTACCCGTAGCACCGTTTGAAACTGTGAACTGGGTAGAGGAAGCAGACGCGATAATTACGTTAGTCAAGTTAAAGGC